GTCACTGCTTGATGTGGTGGTGGTTGGAGCATCTGAATTTGATGTTGTTAATACAGAAGAAGAAAGTCTTGCATCAGCAATTGTACCTGATAGCTGAGAAGCATTTATTGTTTTGTTTGTAAGTGTGTCTGTAGAACTAGCTGTGATTGCCCCTATATCAGATAAGACCTCACTTGTGCTTCTGCTCTCTAATCCGTTTGCTGTAAACCGTGCAAACTCATTGTCTGCTACAGAACTACTATCTATCTTAACTGCGTTTGTGTTAGATATACCGAAGGTAAGACTTGCTTGTGCGCCTATATCAGATAGAACTTCAGAAGCAGAACGGCCCTCGATTGATGTGCCATCTACTCGTAGGAAATCATTATCAGCAACACCGCTAGTGAACTTAGGAACATTCGTATTAGAAATGCCTGTGTCTAATGTAGCAGCCGTACCAAGACCTAAAGATGTTCTTGCGGTAGAACCTGTTTCTAAAACAAAGTTTGAGCCATCTCCTACAATAAAACCACCATTAGTTACAGCAAGACCAGCAACGTCCTGTAATTGTGCATCTAGCCTAGCATTAGGAACGGTGCCGCTAGTTAATTGAGAAGCATTTAAGGAAGTTAGACTTGCACCACTGCCATCAGTAAGCTGGACGGTTCCAGAGGCATCAGGAAATGTTATGGTGCGATCTGCGGTGGGGTCAGTGAGTGTAAGGGTAGTTTCAAAATCATTGGATGTTGCACCTTCAAATATAAGGTCAACATTTTGTGCAAGTCTGATATTTTTGTTATGAAAGGAAGTGTCGCTGTTTCCTCTAAAAGTCAATCTGACACTATCTGAACCTCCTGTGATAACATTAAAATCTATTCTACCATCTTCCGTTCCGTCTGTTTGGTCTGCAATATCTGCATTTATTTTCGCATAAACAATTTTCTCACCTGCACTGTTTTCTCCGCTAAAATTAATATGTCCAATAACATCGTTATCGGCTGGACTAGCACTGTTTCTATATAGGTCTAAGGTAGGGTTTTCGGTAGCACCTGCATCAGTTGAGGTCAAAGTGAGGTCGCCTGTTATAGAAGCATCGCCAGTTCCGCTAAAGCCATTTATAACAGGCGTGGTTAAAGTCTTATTTGTAAGTGTATCTGTAGAGCTTGCTGTAATACCGCCTATGTCTGACAAAACTTCAGAGGTGCTTCTACTCTCAAGACCATTTGCAGTAAATCTTGCGTATTCGTCATCTGCAACAGAAGTGCTATCTATCTTAACTGCATTAGTATTAGATATTCCAAAGGTTAGTGATGCCTGTGCGCCTATGTCAGATAAGACTTCTGCGTTGCTTCTACTTTCTAGTCCACTAGCAGTAAACCTAGCGTATTCATCGTCAGCTACTGAGGTGCTGTCTATTTTGACTGCGTTAGTATTTGAAATACCAAAAGTCAAACTTGCTTGACCACCTATGTCTGACAGAACCTGAGAGGCAGACCTACCTTCTATGGCTGTACCATCCACACGCAAAAAGTCATTGTCTGCTACACCACTTGTGAATTTAGGAACATTTGTATTTGATATACCTGTATCTAGCGTTGCCGCAGTGCCTAATCCTAGAGATGTCCTGGCAGTTGCTCCTGATTCTGCTACAAAATTACTACCATCTCCTACTATAAAGTTGCCATTTGTAACAGCCAATCCTGCCACATCTTGTAACTGTGCATCTAATCTAGCATTGGGTAATGTACCAGAACTAATATTACTAGCGTTAGTTGTATCTGTCGTAGCAGAGCTTGCTAAAGCAGTACCATTAAGAGTTATTGCATCAGCTTCTAAAGTGCCATCTACGTCCACATCTCCAGAGATATCTAGGCTTGTTGCCGCTAATTCTCCTGTTACTGTCGCACCACTTGATGTAGTTTCAAATTTTTTACTGTTATCGTAATAGAGTTCAACTGAGCCATCACTGTTAAAGATTGCAATGTTTTCTGAACCAAAAGACTTTAAAATTTGAACCGAACCTGTGTCAGATGCTTTAATCTTTAAATCTGTACCACTACCGAAGTCTCTAATAGTACCACCGTTGACATCACGAGATATTATAGTCTGATTCCCAGAACCACCAAAAATCGCTGAAACACCAGTGCTAAAAGTTAAATCACCGCTAGTCTTTGTATCTGCGGCATCACTTCTTAGAAAAGAACCACTATCTATACTGTCAAGAGTGGCGGCATCTACGTTAGTTAGATTGCGTCCATCTAATGCGATTATATGCCCACTCGCATCTCTAAACACTGCCTTCTCTGCTGGCTGAGTGCAGAACAGTGTTTTCGTACCAGCACCCCAATTAACAGCGTTATCAGAGTTACTAGATTGTAGTATGGTAGTTCTGGCAAGTGTTGTGCCAGAGGCGGTATATGTGCCTATACCAACCTCAAAATCAGCACCAAGAGTACAAGCGTAATAGGTAGTGTTGCCGTTACCGATTGAAGCAAAAGACTCAAACCCAGTAACAGCACCAGCAAGAGTATAAGTGCCAGTACCCGTGGTGGTGGAGGTTTCTTTGACCCTATCGGCAAGTACGAGTGCCATAACGTCACCTATGCAATACGAATGATTGCGTTACTCGCATCGGCTGTTGGGAACTGTATGGTAAATGTACCAGAAGTAGATGTCTTGTCTGCACCAAAATCCAAAACACAAACAGCTTTGTCTGATTGACTATCATTATATATCAATGCACCACGAGCTGTAATTGTAGCACTCGTAAAAGAAGCATCTCCAAAATCAGTAATTGCCGTGTCACCATCCAAACTTGGCGTGACTTCTGTTAAAGCAACTCCACCTGATGTATATCCGTTTCCATTTGCTACTTCATTTAAACCGCTACTCGCATACGCTGTGGTGCTTTTGTTTAAAGTCGCAGAAGATGTATGAAGTGATAATTTAAATGAATCTCCACTGCTTGCGGTAAAGTTGTGTGTTCCTACTAACAACTCTTGTTTAAAAGAATTGCACATTGCCTGAGTTATTGCCATTATAGTCTCCTTATTATTTCAGCCAAATCTTTGTGACCATTAGAGGCCAGAACTTGAACGATAGTAGCACGTTCTTCTCGTCTTGCCAACGTAATGTAGTGATAGATTACTTTTGCTGCATTATCCTTAAAAGCTCTTGCTTGAGCTTGTATTGCAGGATGCGCTCTATCTGAGATGGTAATTAACTTATCAAGAGCTAATTCTGTTAACTGTTCGTTAGAATGTCCACCATTATCAGATGTAAAGACATTTACATTTCCAACAGCACCCGTTGCTAAATCAAACATTTTTATTCCTTACGTTTTTGGTACTCTTCTTAATCCTGTACGATAAGCATCTGTGTTCTCAAAACCCTCACCATATGTTTTTAATCGACTTATAGCCTCTGTAAACCTATCTGAATACAGTTTTAAAACATCTGCTTCGCCCTTCATAAACATATAGGCTTCATATAAACTACCAAATAACAACGCATCAGGAGCATTTGTGCCTAACCAAGAAGTGCCATCTCCTGTGGCAGTTATTGATGTGGGTCTATAATAATAATGTAACTCAACAGAATAACCGCTATTAGGAGTAGGGCTAACGATAAAATTATCAACATCAAAAAGAGCATAGTATCGAGGTACACCTGTATTAGATGAGTTAGGGTGAAACTCTTGAACGAAATTTACATCTTTAAATAAAAGAAATTCATGTTCATTTGAGTTTATAATTGATAAGGCTATAGAACCTAAATAATCTGAAGGAACAGCAAGAAACTTGTTTCCACTCGTAAGTGTGCCTGTCACATTCTTTCTAAAGTAATCTAACTCAACAAGTTTTAAAATACGCTCTTCAGCATTCTTAATAAAATTAGGTATGTTTGTTGTGAACGTAGTCTCATCGTTCTCAGTGTAGTCTTTAATTGCTTGCGTAAGCGTTGTATTAGTGTAACTCATGGTGTATTACCTTGCCATCCCATCGCACTATGGTTTGTACAATAGTAATATAGTGTTGGCGCACCAACAGCAACTGTTATTTGTGTATAGGCTCCTGCACTTCCTGGAGTGCCAACCGTGGTAACTCCTGTCGTATATTCAGTTCCTCCACCGTGTGTGCCATTTGCAGTTTCAGAAAATCTTAATGGATGACCTGAGTTAGAGCTATCACTTTGATCAAATCTAAAAGTAGAACCCTCTGTTAAAGTAAGCAAGACATCTGATGTTGCAGTTGAACCATCTATAGCATATTTATTTGAAGAGCCAACATTATAGTATGGATGATTAGAAGGATTACCAGACACGACTGTAACTGCAAATAATTGATACACCTCAACAGAACCTACGGCACTTGTGCCAACATTGCTTGATATGGTGGTTGAAGAAGAGGACGCAACAGTTGATGTTATTGTTACTGTTCCAACACTGCCTGTTAAGACACTCAAATCTTTAATAGACGAAGGTATGATATCTTTTCCCGTGCTAGTAAAAACAACAAAAGGAATATTATCATCACTCGTATCTGGTCTTGGGTTTCTTAAAGCCTCTGCGTCAGGAATTGCTCTTATAGGTTCTAATTGAGGATGTTTTGGCTCATATTCATCTGGGCCAACTAAAGAACCATTCCATTCTTTCCTCATTTCTCTTAAACGGTAGCGAAAACCAGACCTATCTGATATTCCATAAGCATCTTTCCCTGCTGCAAATCTAGCCATCAAGTCACTCTATAAAAAGATAAGTTAGGGCTTATATTAAATGATGCTCTGTCCCTATCTTCTGCTTGCGCTCTATCAAATTCTTCATCGTATATAGCCTTTAATAATTGTATTCTATCAGGAGCTTTCTTAATTGATATATAATAAGCAAGACCAGCAGCTAAACATGGGTAAAACCTGAATGGGACTTCTACTGTGTTTGTAAATGTATCTGCATCATCTATTCTAGTTAAACAATCAAATATTAAAACATCTGTGCTGTTTTCAGGGGTGGGCCATATTTTAATCTTTGGTGTTAATTGTCTGTCAATAAAAAATTGAGTTGGTCTTGATTCGGTAGTTTTATTAGGTATGGATAAATATTCATCTCTGGATATCCTGTCCATTGATAAATCAGTCCCATCTCTTCTTATTACCATAGATAAAACATCAATTACATCTGTACCTAAATCATAATCATTGTCAGATTTAGTTACAGTTTGTGTTCTTTGAGCGATAGTCCATTGATTAAGACCACGATTAGCCCAATCTGCAAACAACAAATTTAAAGATCTTTTTGCTGTTTTTAGGTCATATCCTGTTCTTACCTCTAAGCCACATCGCTCAAAAGCTTCTTCGATGTAATCTGCTACATCTAGTTCAAAATCAGTAGA